CAGTTCGGGCTACTACGCCCAGATCGGCAGTTCGGGCGACTCCGCCCAGATCGGCAGTTCGGGCGACTCCGCCCGGATCAATAGTACCGGCGAAGATTCTGTGATCTGCTGCGCGGGCGGTGGATCTATTGTGAAAGCAAAAGTGGGCAGCTGGATCACGCTTGCAGAGTGGAAATATTCCGACGAGAAAGGCCGGGTCGTCCCGCGCTGTGTGAAGACGGAATATGTTGACGGCGAGCGCATTAAGGCAGATACATGGTATCAGCTGAAAAACGGCGAATTTGTGGAGGCTGAATAATGGCCCCGCGCACAGAAGAGATATACATACCGTGCGAATGCCGGGTATCAATCTACTTCCCGGTCGGGCATATCGAATGTGATATTTGCCCGCTGCTGCAAACGTATAGCAGGCGGCAGTGCATGAGAACCGGGGAATTAATCCCGGCATGGATAAAACGCGGGTATTATTGCCCGCTGGAGATTCCTAGCGAACAAAAACAAGAGTGAATTTATGGAGGTTATGAAATGGGAATTCCTGTTTTAATTCTTGGTGAAAGCGGAAGCGGCAAATCGACTTCCTTGCGGAACTTCACAGAAAAGGAAATCGGCATCTTTAACGTTGCGTCCAAGCCGCTTCCGTTCCGCCGCAGACTGCCAATCATCAATGGCGCTGGGTATCAAGGGATCGTTCAGACGCTGCAATCTGGCGGCTTTAAATCGTACGCCATCGACGACAGCCAATATCTGCTGGCGTTTGAATTCTTCGACAGAGCAAAGGAGGTTGGATATACCAAATTCACCGATATTGCTCTGAATTTTAAAAATCTGATTCAGTTCGTTATCACGCAGACACCGCCGGACTGCATCGTTTATTTCCTGCATCACACAGAGACAATGCAGGACGGAACGCTGAAAGCAAAAACGATTGGGAAGATGCTGGACGAAAAGCTGACCGTAGAGGGGCTGTTTTCCATCGTACTGCTTTGCAGATCGGAAAAGGACAAGCATTATTTTGTCACCCAGTCTGAGGGTTATTCCACAGCGAAAAGCCCGATGGATATGTTTCCAAGCGAAATTGACAACGACCTAAAACTGGTAGACGACACGATTCGCGAATACTGGGGTCTGAACCCGAAGAATAACAAGGAGGAACAAAAATGAAAAGGATTAACTGGAACAACGTGCAGGATGCTGCCGAATTTGACAACCCCATCCCCGGCGCTTATATCGCAGGAATCTGCAACATTCAGGACAACGAAGAAAAAGAGTGCCTGAAAATCGAATGGGATTTTGCTGAGGGCGAATATAAGGGCTACAACGGTGATACATTCGACCGCGCCGGTTTCTGGCCGATCACGCTCTACAGATCGTACAAGCCGGCTGCGCTTCCATATTTCAAGGCATTCAAGACAGCTGTTGAGGAATCGAATCACGGCTATCACTTCGACGAAAGCAACCTTAATGGGTTGATTGGAAAGCGCTTCGGCGTGATCCTCGGAGAAGAGGAGTACAAAAAGAACGACGGCAGCGTCGGCACTCGGTTGTATGTCAGCGCAACAAAATCGATCCGGGCGATCCAAGATGGCGACTTTAAAATTCCGGCAAAGAAGACGCTCGGACAAAAGGCAGCTGGCAGCGGCTCCGCGGCAGCAGCACCGTCCTTCGGTGGGTTCGCTCCGCTCGGCGATAACACCCCGCTTCCGTGGGAATAAAGAGGAATTCGCAATGCGTTTTGATGTTTGCATTGAGGAATTCATTACAGGCTGCGTGGAAGTTGAGAATGAGATCAATTTTTACAACATAACTGTGGAAGAACTCGAAGTCCTGACAAAACTTGTTGACCGGTGCAATCACCTGCTTATTATTTGCCAGCCGAAAAGTGAGGATTGATTCATGGCAAAATGCTATGTGAAAGCCTTTTTTGACTGGATCGAGCAGACGGCAGCGCTGGAAGACGATGAACGCGGGAGGCTGTTTATTGCAATCCTCGAATATGCGAGGTCTGGTATTGTCCAAGACCTCGCGGGGCGGGAATCTATCCTGTTTCCGGTATTTAAATCACAGGTTGACCGCGATTTAGAGAGCAGCGCAGCTTACGCCGAGAATGGCAAAAAAGGCGGCAAAACGAAAATTTTAAACCAAACCGAAGCAAAGCTAACCAAAGCTAACCAAAGTGAACCAAAACGCCCTAACAAAGAAAAAGAAGAAGACAAAGAAAAAGACAATGACAAAGACGAAGAGATAAAGGCGGCTTCGCCGCCAGCGCGCGCGAAGAGCAGCGATTTCGATCTCTTCTGGCAAGCGTACCCGAAAAAAGTCGGGAAGGAAGCCGCTAGGAAAGCATTCAGCCGGGTAAAAGCCCCGCTAGAATCACTCCTGACCGCCATAGAGCGGCAGAAGTGTGGCAACCAATGGACGACGGAAAACGGGCGCTTTATCCCCAATCCGGCCACATGGCTGAATCAGGGACGCTGGGAGGACGAGGTTGCGCAAACACCGCTTGTCCGTGCCGCAAAGCCCGGCTACGGCGTGCAGCAACACCACGACGACCTTGATCCGATGGAGCGCGCAGCCGTGGATAGGCTGCTGGAAGGAGGATAAAACATGAGATTTGTGGCGGATTGTTGCCACGATATCACCAACATCGAGGCCGACCGTATGGAGCTCAAGGACGAAAAGTTACTGGTATACAACCGCGGGCGGCTGGTGTACATGGCGGATCTGGGCCAGATCATGCTGGCGAAGCTGACGGCGGGGAGGGATGAGGCGAAATGACAGACAAGGAAATCGTGCAGGCGCTGCGGTGCACGTCTACACCGGGAGGCCCATCCAGAGAATGCGAGAAGTGCCCATACTGGAAGAAGGAACGACTGAATGAGCAGCTCAAAGAGAAGCTGGGAACGGACACATGGACAAGCTGCGACGTTGACAAAGTTGGCATGGATGCCGCCGACCTCATCGAGCGCCTGACCGCCGAGAATGCGGCGCTGCGGGAGAATGCGCCGCAGTGGGTCAGCGTGGAGGATAGGCTGCCGGAGGCGGGAAAGCGCGTCCTTGCTACGGACGGCGTATTTGTTGGAGAAGCGTACCGCACAAGCGCAGATACATGGCGCAGATATGACGGCGTTGCCATGCGGGACTGCATCGGCAGTGCAGTCACCCACTGGATGCCGCTGCCGGGAGTGCCGGAGGAAGGAGACGGACATGGAGCGACTGACTGAAAAGCACTATCTCGCGGAAGACCACTACATGAAGTGCTCTGAAAACTGCAACGTGGATATGGATTGCGTGGATTCCGGTTTGAAGCAATCGAAGCGTGGAACAAGAGGAGTGGAAAGGAGGCCGACCATGTCTGACGAATACATCAGCCGCGAGCGGACGCTCACACTGCTTAAAAGCCTAGGCAGCCGGGATTACCGCCGGGAGAAGGGTACGATACAGGACGCGATCAAGATGATCTCATCATCCAAGTACACGCCCGCTGCCGACGTTGTGCCGGTGGTGCGGTGCAGGGACTGCGAAAGTTGCCGCAAGCTAAACCGAAAAAACGCGGATGAAAACAACTATGTCGAAGGAGTACTGTGGTGTACAAGTTTGGACTGGGGCGTATGGCCTGACGATTTTTGCAGCTACGGCGAACGGAGGCCAACATGAACATCACACTTTTGAAGTACCCTACCGATGAAGACTGGGCGTTTGCAAAGCAGTGCGCTTTGGTCACGATTGGGAAAGAAATGAAAACGGCACCGGGCATGGAGTGGAAACACTCCATCCTCCGGGCGCGGCACAGCCCCATTCGGACGTTACAGTTCGCGTTTTACCTTGAGGGCGTTCCGTACTGGGTGAGCACACATCTGGCCCGCCACGTCCACGCACAGCCGTTTATCCGCAGCCAGCGGAACGACCGTCAGGACGAATACGACCGGAACACTGCGCGGCAGGACGCGCCTGTGGACATGATCTGGTACATGAACGCGGAAGAACTGATGACTATCATGGAGAAGCGGCTTTGCGGGCTAGCGGCGTATGAAACATGGAAAGTTGCCGATGCGATATCCGATATTGTGATCAGTAAATGTCCGGAATTTAAGGGACTACTTGCACCGAAGTGTGCGAAATATGGAATCTGCGAGGAAATGAGGCCGTGCGAAGAAGGAAGGAGGCTGCAAGGTGGGCACAATTCTGGCGATTGACCCCGGCAATACCCAATCCGGCTATGTGGTGGTCGAGCACGACGGCGAAGAAATTCGCCGCGTGCTGGAGGCCGGGAAGATCGATAACAATGATATGCGGATGCTGCTTAAGCAGAAACTTTACGCGGGATGTAAGGATTTCGCAATCGAAATGATTGCCGGTATGGGGATGACGGTCGGGCAGGAAGTGTTCGACACCTGCGTCTGGATAGGCCGCTTCTGGGAAGCCGCAATGATTATATTTTGGCAAGATGGCTATGACCCCAAACGGATATACCGCCGTGAAGAAAAGCTTGATCTGTGCGGATCGCTCTCGGCCAAAGATGCAAACATCCGGCAGGCTCTCGTTGACCGCTACGTGCCCGGACAGCCGAATTTCGGAAAGGGCACAAAGAAGAACCCCGGCTTCTTCTATGGCTTCTCTGCGGATATGTGGGCGGCTATGGCGGTCGCCGTGACGTATTTCGATAAGTACATCAAGGGGGTGAAGCTATGAGCAAGATGCAGCGCAAGCCGCCGAGGCCGCCGATGCAGCTGACGTGCGACACCTGCGGGAAAACGTTTATGCGGGCTCCATCGAAGTACAAGGCAAAATATAATTTTTGCAGCGTGGAATGCGCCGGGGTTGCACATATGGCGGCTGCGATGGGACGGACTGACCGCGTGCAGATCCTGATTACACGGTCAATCCCGGTATACCCGGAAATGCGGCCTGTCTGCGGGCGGGTGTATCCCGCCGAGAAGTACAAGTACGCGACAAATCGGACTGGCTACGTCGTTGCGGTAAACGGCAAGCGCGTATGTGTGAGGGTGGACGAATGCAGGGAAATCTAGGGCTCACACCGGTGCAGGCTCCGTGTAAGGGCTGCGCGGACAGGCACACCGGCTGCCATACTGACTGCACCCGGTACATAGCATTCCGCCGGGAGGCGGACAGATACAAGCAGGAGCAATCAAAGGACGCAGCGAGATATGCAACGACACGGGGCTGCCTTCGGACGCTGCGGGACGCTGGCCGCGCGAAGCGGGAGGGGAGGAATCACTACTGATGAGCGGGATCACGAATGAGGCATATGCGGCATGGCTGGAAGAATCGCTGCAGCTGATTTACAAGGTCAAGCCGACAGCGATTGCGATTGCGGCGATTGCAGAGACCGGAGAGACGGTAACGGGCTATTTCAACGCAAGCGCGCAGGACAAAGCTGTATTTGCCCACCATATCCAGAGCGATATTGTGCTGGATATCATCAAGGCAAACGCCGTAGAAATCAAGGTCATGATGGAGGGCGTAGACGATGGAACAGATTAAGGGCGCAAAGCACGACTGTAACTTGTGTATGCACAAAGAGGTTTGCGATCTATGGAGCAAGCATGAGTGCCAAGATGCATCCAGTTTCCAACTTGACGGCTGCGACTACTACCGGGACAAGAGCCGTTATATCTGTGTGGACGATATCAACGGCCCTGGGCCGGATCCACGCGGGGAAGAGGGTACACCGGGCTGCATGGGGAAGTCCGGCTGGGATATCACAAAATGCCTGCGTGAAGTTATCAAGCAAATCGAGCTGGAAAGAGTTATACGGGACAACCCAAAGGAGGCGGCGCAATGCGAGGACGCGAGCGGACGCGGCAACGACTGAGGGCCGAACTGCACCGACGCAATATCAGGATCAATCAACTGCCGGAGTACATACCGTACTCCGGCAAGACGTGTTACAAATACCTGTCAGGCAAGGGTGAAATCTCGAAGGAGTTTGTGTACGCTGTGCAGCTGCTGCTTGATAATTTGGATAATAAGCGAAGCGCCCGGCCTTGAATGGCTGGGCACTTTTGCTTATTCGCCGCGCATGATGGCTTTGATAGCTTCTGACTGGCTGCGGCCGTTGACAATATGGCGGTCGATAGCGTCTATCAGTACCGCGTCTTCTGGGTTATCCATTCGGAGCGTAAGCGTAAACTTGCGGTAAGTCTTCGCATTATAGCGCATTTTTACTTCGCTGCTGGTATGTGTCTTTCTTTTTGGCCTCTGGGTCTCTGGCATGGCGTTTCCTCCTGTCAGCGCTCCCACGCGGATTTCGCAATGTCCTTGACGGCAATAATGCCGGGGTGGGCTTTCCGCTCTGCCTCATAGGCTGCAAAAGCGGCGTATCGCTCCACGCCGGGATAGGTGGTGCGCTGTACTTCTTCCGGCTTGATTGTAGCATCTTCAAAAACCTTCGTCAACGTCAAATCGTAATAAACGTGATTATCGGAGTAGCTGCGGCGGCGCGTCAGCTTCAATTCGTAATGCCACGGCGCGACGCTCAGAAGCTGCACCCGCGCATAAAGCTGCGCCTGGTATTCCTGCATCTGTCTGATCGTCTCCTGCGCTTCTGCAATGTACCGGGACGCATACGCGCCCCAGTGCTTGCAATCGCTGATGGTGTTGATGGTGCCCGGCTGCTTTAAGAGCAGGCTGCGGCGCTCTTCGTAAAAGCCTCTGCTGTATTCCATGGCCGCGCCTCAATTCCAGAATCCAGCATACCGGGCCGAGACAATGACATCATCCAGAATGCTTTCCGGCGTTCCGGTGTCGGACATGAGTAGGGATACAAAATCGCCAACGTCGTAGTCTTCACAGCCGGTGAAGTTCCACAGCCGCCCAGCGCCGTCTATGAGCGTTACTGTGTCCGTATCATAATCAACCTCAATGACCTTCGCTGTGCGGGCGTAGAGTGTTGCAACGGGCTTCTGCGCGGCCTCTGTGGCGGCTGCTTCGGCGTCAGCTTTGACAGCTTCCAGTTCGGCAGAAAGGCGGGCATTTTCGGCGCGGAGTGCGTCAAGTTCAGCGGTGCGCGAGGATGCCCGAAGGGACATGGAAACAAGAGAGAGAACGAGAGCAACGAGAGATAAAGCAATGGCCTTTTTCATGGTAAAACTCCTTCTGCCCTCGTAACCTCCGGGGCGGGTGTTCGTTTAGATGTCGTATGCTTCGGCTCTTTCGACTTCGCCGCCGATCTGCCAGGAATAGCCCTTGCCAGTGGCAGTGATACAGAAGGCAACGTCTGTGACAATCTCGCCGTTGTTGCCGCCCTCCATAGGGATGATGTTTTTCAGGGTGGGAGCAAAGCCAAAGGTCTTTTTCATGGCGTCGCGCGCGGCCCGCTTGTAATCCATGCTGGTGATCTTTTTCGTAGTGGCGGGGCCCTTTGCAATCAACTCGGCGTGGATGTCGTACAGATGCGCGGCAGCGTAGGTAAAGCTGACAAGGTCAGCGCCGGTCATTTGCTTCTGCTCTGCGTGGCCGTCCCAGTTGTCAATAATGGATACTCTGTAAAGCGCGTTGCGATTGATGTTTACAGTGTTAAAATTCTTTGCCATGGTGCATACTCCTTTCATCTGGTGCGGGGCGGATTAAACCGCCACCGCTGTTTCGGACATCTGGACGTTGTACGAACCGTACTTCCGGCGGATATCGCCCATCGAATAGTTACCACGCCGCCACTTGCGGCCCGCTTCTTCGTGGTGCCAACTCCAAAGCATCTTGTCCTTGCTCCACTTGCAGCCGAGAGCCTTTAAGGTTTCCTTGTGTTCGCGGGTGTTGCCGCCAATCCAGAGCCAAGAGCCGCAGATCTCAATGTTGAGGCCGGAAAGCTTTAGCAGTTCGACGACGACGCGCCGGAATTCTTCCGGGGTCTCTGTGGTCTGGTGGTACTCGTCGGCGTTTGCGTTATGCGCGGCTTTCAGGGCCTCGAAAACGCGGTCATGCTCTGCGTTGATCGCCTGCATCGTGGCGACGTCGCCGCCAACGTCCGGATGATGGATCGCGGCCAGCTTGCGGTAAGCAACGCGGAGTTCGTCGAGGGTCTTGCAATCTGCGAAATACTGTGTCATAATAAATACGTCCTTTCTGAAACTGTGTCATGTTTTGTTTGGGCTTGCCGCTTCGGTGTTGGTAGCACCGGGGCGGCTTCTTTGTTTCTGTGGCTGCATTATAGCGCATACACCGGAGTATGTCAAGCGTTATTTTCAGAAATTTTTCTTTACCCCGTGTCAATAGCTTTATTTACCCATTTTCAAACGGCCTCAAAGTGTTGTGGCGCAAGGGTTCCAGCCGTTTTGTGCTGTGGTCAAATTCTTTACCATCAATCAAATTCGATGTTATGCTTGCGCTAGCAGCGCAGCGCTGCAAGCGAGCTTGCAAGCGTCAGCGCGACGCGCAAGCGCAAGTTTAATGCGAGGAGGGCAGGGCATGGCATCCACGGGGAAGCGGATCAAGCCGGAGCAGCAGGCCGCAGCAATGGCAAGTTATGTTGTGTCCGGCGATTATTCGGAGGCCGCGCGCCAGGCGGGAGTTAACAGGGCAACAGCAAAAGCGATTGTAACTGATCCAGATAATAAACAGGCCATCGCCGACTTAAAAAAAGACGCGTCTGCGGCGATGCAGGATTATATGCGGCGGTGTCTCCCCAATGTTCAGCGGCTATCGGATAAGATGCTTGATTTAGCCGAGGAGCGCATGGGTGATTGTAGCGCATATCAGCTGATCGGAATGCGGAATCTCCTTATTCAAGAGCAAATGCAGCAGATCGGCGGCAATACGGCTGTGCAGGTTAATGTTGTGTTCGGCAGCAAACCGGGCGACATGGACGCGTTCAAATAGCCAACGCCACCAAATATCTATTTTGTGGCGTTCATAATTCTTGAGAAGTTCTGAAAACGCATAGTTTATTATAGATATCACAACAATATACAAATATTCGTGCATACTTCGTATAATATACATACCTTCAGCAGTGCATAACGCTGCATAATGTCTGCGCGCCTGCGTGCTGCGCGTGCGTGTGCATCTGTAGCCCTGGGCCGCAGGCCATTAAGGCCCCCGCGCCTGCCCTGCCTCGTCCGTGCGTGAGTGCGCACAGCCCCAAGCAAGGAAGCGGGCATAGGGAGGGGTGGTGGAAAAGAGGCGGGGAATTTCATTCCTATGTATATATATGATTAAACCCACGCGTATTCCCCCTCCCAAAGTGGGGTAGCTACAAAACAGGCGGCACCCTTCCGGAAACCCGCCTCTGAAAATTTCAAAAAACCAGACAAAAAGACCGTGTTGTGTTGGTCTTGCCTGCCTTAAGCAAGCGGGCAATCCTCCTTCATTACTTCCTTTCCTCTTGTTCTGTCGGGTGCCAGGAACACCCGGCAGGCAAGACGAGCACAGCACAGAGGTACTGCATGGGCAAGCAATCGTACAAGCGAACAGCACCGGGCGAGACCGTGAAAATCGACCTCGGCAAGCCGAACAGCGAACCGCAGCGGCAATTCTTTGCCTCGACGGTGAAATACACCTGTTACGGCGGTGCGCGAGGCGGCGGGAAAAGCTGGTGCACGCAGAGAAAACCGGTCGGCGCTTGCCTGTACTATCCGGGGCTTAAAATACTGATTCTCAGACGCCGGTATGAAGACCTTGAGAACAGCGTAATCGACCCGATTGTAAAACTGGTTCCGGAGACCGTCGCCGTGTATAACGTGCAGAAGCATCTTCTGTCGTTCAAAAACGGCTCGACAATCAAGTTCGGCAATATGGACGGCTTCGGCTCTGCTGTTGCCGGTAAATATCAGGGTCAGGAATACGACTGGATCTTCATCGAAGAGGCGACGCAGTTCACAGAGCAGGAATTCCGTGGAATCGCGGCCTGCTGCCGTGGCGCGACGCCGTTTCCGAAGCGGATGTACCTGACCTGTAACCCCGGCGGCATCGGCCACCAGTGGGTGAAGCGCCTGTTTGTCATGCGGGACTTTCTGCCGAACGAGAATCCGGACGATTATTTATTCATCAAGGCGACTGTCGAGGACAATGTTGACCTGTTGGAGGGATCGCCCGATTACGTCAACGCGCTTGACCTTCTGCCAGAGGATGTGCGCAGGGCGCACCGCTTCGGCGATTGGGATGCGTTGTCCGGCGGCTTCTTCCCGGAATTCCGGCGCGGGGTGCATACCTTCCCGGAAGATTTTCCGATTGACCCGCGCTGGGCGAAATACCGGGCATTTGACTACGGCCTTGATATGTTCGCCTGTCTATGGGTGGCAGTCGATTTTACCGGGCGCTGCTATGTGTACCGGCAATACAACGAAACGCGGTTGATTGTCTCCGAGGCGGCAAGCGCGGCGATCTCGCTGACGCCTGCGCGAGAGCGGATCGAATATACGATTGCGCCGCCGGATATGTGGTCAACACAAAAGGATACCGGCAAGACAATGGCGCAGATCTTCGGCGAATGCGGCCTGCCGGTTCTGAAAGCAGCGAACAACCGCGTGCAGGGCTTTATGGCTGTTAAGGAAATGCTGAAGCCGCTGCCGGACGGGAAGCCGGGGCTTCTGATCTGCGAAAGCTGCAAAAGCCTGATTGACGATTTGCAGGCGATTCAGCACGACGAAAAGAATCCGAACGACTGCGCCAAGCAGCCGCACGAGTTGACACACGATGTAGACGCGCTGCGCTATTTCTGCGTGATGCGGACGCTGAAACCGGAAAAGCCGGTCGAGGTGGACGACTACGAAGAAGACCGGCTGGACGACTACGATGAGTACATGACCGGCGGCGCGCCGAGCGCTTCCTATATTGGGTATTGAGTACATAAAGGGGTTTAGGTATGAACACGACAACGGCAGCTTGGGTATTTGCCCGTGCGATCCATCTGATGGACGAGCAGAACGAAACGACTGGCGAAACATCGACGGCGGATACTTCTGAATATAAGCTGCGCACGCTGTCGATTCTCAATATCCTGCGGCATGAACTGTTTCCGTATTCTGATACCTACGAGGCGCAGGAAGACGGGACACGCGATATCTGCGCGGAGATCAAGAACTTTACGGATGTCATTGATCTGGACGACGTGCTTGCACAGGGCATCATGCCCTACGGTCTCGCGGCACATTTGCTGCTGGGCGAAAATGATTCCATGGCGGCGTTTTTCAACTCCAAATACTCTGAATTGATTCAGAGTCTGGCGGCAAAGAAAGCGTCCAAATGGGAGGACATTACGCCGTATTACGGCGGATTGTTCTGCTAAATGCGTAAACTGACGGCCCACCATAGCCGTTAAATTGGCCCACCATAGCCAAATACAGGAGGACACCATGAACGAGAACGAAACCGAAGTTGTTGTTGACGACGACAACTACGACGTGGATTTGAGCGAATTCGAGGACATGACTGAGGACGACGGCGACGGAAACCAGCCCGAGTCGGAGGAACAGGCAGACTCCTCGCAGGAGCAGGAATCCACAGACGCTGAGGACGCGCAGGGTGAAGACGGCACGGCTGCTGACGAGCAGGACGGCGCTGACGGACAAATGTTCGACCTCAAGTACAACAAGGAAACGAAGCCGTATACGCGGCAGCAGGTAACGGAACTGGCGCAGAAAGGTCTGAATTATGACCATGTAACGGAGCAACGCAACCGGCTACAGCAGGAGAACGCGGAACTTTCCAAGTACCGCGATGAGAATGCACCTGTTCTTGAAGCCCTGAAAGCGGCGGCGGAAGCAGCTGGGAAGGATCTTCCGGAGTTTTTGACCGCAATTCGCGCAAATATGCTCGTTTCTCAAGGACTTAGCCCGGAGGTGGCGCGCGAACGGATTCTGCGCGAGGACGCAGAACGCCGATTGCAGGCGACCACGGCGGAAAAAGCGCGCAAAAGTGAGACGGAAGCACGGCAGCGTGAGGATATCCGCCGGTTCCAAGAGAAGTTCAAGGGCGTCGATCCCAAGACCATTCCGCAAGAGGTCTGGTCGGCTGTCGGCAGGGGGGAATTGCTGGTAGACGCTTACGGCGATTACCAGCGGCATGAGTTGGAACGTCAACTCAAGGAGGCCAACGAAAAGCTGGCTATCCGAGCTAAAAACGAAAGCAATAAACAAAAATCGCTGGGGAGCCTGCAATCGACAAAGCGGGAAACCGGCAAAGACCCGTTCCTGGAGGGCTTCCTTAGCGACGACTAATAGGAGGTCTATATGGCAGGAGTTATCAATCTTGCAGACAAGTATTCCAGTCAGGTACTGGAGAGATTTTTTCAGGACAGCTACACGCAGGGTTCGTTCAGCAAGAAGTTCGACGGCGAATTTATCGGCGTAAAGTCTGTCAGATTCCACGAGGTAGGCACGGTGCCGCTCGTTGACTACAACCGCAGAGGCAACGGCAACAGATACGGCACTCCGAAGGACCTGACCGACGTGGAGTACGAACTCCCGATGGAAAAGGACCGCTCGTTCTCCTTCGTTATCGACAAGGGCGACATGAAGGAGCAGATGGGCATCAAGAAAGCGGGTACATGTCTGCGCCGCGAGATGCGCGAGGTTGTTACCCCGGAAATCGACAATTATCGTATGGACAAGTGGGCAGAAAAGGCCGGTCTGCACGTTGCTCTTTCGGCTGAACCGTCCAAGACTACGATTGTCGAGAATATGCTTGATGCGAACGTCGCGCTTGACGAGCACAACGTTCCGGCGGAAGGCCGCACGTTCTACATCAATCCGAAGTATTACAAGTTCATCAAGCTTGCCTCCGAGTGGAACAACATTGAGCCGCTGGCAGCAAAGGCACTCGGCAAGGGTATTGTTGGTGAGTTTGACGGCGTTCCCGTCAAGAAGATTGCGAGAATGCCCGCGAACGTGTACTTCATGCTGGTGTTCAAGAACGCCGCGATTTCCCCTGTGAAACTGCATGAGTACAAAATGCACACCGACCCGCAGGGCTACAGCGGCGCGCTTGTGGAAGGTCGTTTCCTGTACGACGCATTCGTTATGCCGACCATGGCGAACGGCATCTATGTTGCCTGCGCGGCTGGTAAGGTCTGTACGAAACCGACGATTTCGGTTTCCAGCCACACCGTCACGCTGACCGCAGGCGAAGGTGAGACCATCAAGTACACGCTTGACGGCTCCGACCCGCGTTTCTCTAAGACTGCGGTTGAGTACAGTTCTTCTTCTAAGCCGACTTCTGCGGCTGGTGATACGATTCGCGCAGCGGCGTTCAAGACCGGCATGTTCTGGTCTGATATGGCTGAGGCGGTCGATGCGTAAGCAAAACATAGGGCGTACAGCAATGTACGCCCTATTCCTTTTGAGGGATAAATACTATGGCGACAATTTCCACTAAAGACGACAGCAAAATCTTTACAATTAAGAAGTTTCTGGGGCTGAACGAGTCCACGGACGGCGATACGCAGCTGAAAATGGGCGAAGCATCCGTTTTGAAGAACTTCGAGATCACAAGTGAATATCATCTGCGCGTCAGACCGGGCTTTCAGACGCTGCACAACTTTACAGGAGCCGTGCGCGGGATGTGGCACGGCTATGTTGCGGGCGGCGAAGTGACCGTTTGCGCAGCTGACGGCGCAGTTTGGAATATTACAGAATCCGGAGCGGAGAACATCGGCGACATTCTTGATGCGCCGACCGCGTTTTTTGGCTTCGGCGACAAATTGTATATCCTGAACGGTTCGGAATATCTGGTATGGGATGGGATCGGATACGTCGATACCGTAAGCGGATATGTTCCAGTCATTGTGACCGCTTCCGCACCGGGCGGGGGCGGCACAACGCTGGAGCCAGTCAATATGCTGACGGGCAAACGCCGTGTACGCTTCTCTGCTGACGGAGAATCCACGGTCTATCAGCTTCCGGAAACGAATGTCACGAGCATTGACTTCGTTTTCGTAGAAAATGCAGAGCAGACGACCGGCTTCACGGTTGATAAAGAGGCCGGAACAGTGACTTTCACGGAGGCCCCGGCGCAGGGCAGCAACAATGTCGAGATTTTCTATAACGTGGCAAACACACTGCGCGGGAAGATTGAAAAAATGCGGTTCAGCGAGTTTTTCAACGGATCTTCCGATACGCGCGTATTTCTGTACGGCGACGGCAGCAACAAGGCATATTACTGCGGCGTGACGGAAGACGGCGAAGCAAGCGCCGAGTATTTCCCGGATCTGTACGAAATGCAGATTGGCACGGCCAACACGCCGATCACGTCCATGTCTCGGCACTACTCGAAGCTGCTGGTTTTCAAGCCGGATGCGGTTTATGCGACCAGCTATTCTGCAATCACGCTGGAAGACGGCAGCACAACGGCGGGCTTCTACACTGTCCCGATTCACCGGGAGATCGGAAACGAAGCGCCCGGACAGGTGCAGCTTGTCAACAACTACCCGCGCTCTATCTGCGCAGGCAACATTTTCGAGTGGAGGCTTGCGACCACGCTTTATGCGGACGAGCGCAATGCCAAGAACGTTTCTGCCCGCGTCCAGCAGACTATGAATCAGGCCGACGTGACGAAAATTTTCACGTTCGACAACAATATGACGCACGAATACTTTGTGTTCCTGAACGACGCGGATGGAACCGTGCTGGTCAACAATTACGAAAACGATACATGGTATATGTTCACGGGGCTTCCTGCGGCCTGTGGGTGCGCTGATGGCAAGGAAATGTATCTCGGCTTCTCGGACGGGCGGCTGGTCGATTTCGACCATATACACACAGCTGACGACGAAGAGCCGATTCAATCCCGGTACGAATCCGGGAATATGTCTTTCAACGCAGACTTCAAGCGGAAAACCAGTTCTATTATCTGGGTTTCGATGAAGCCCGCGACGAATGCACGGATTCTGATTTCGGCCCGTTCTGACAAAAAGAGCGATTATGCGGAGAAAGAGGTTTCCTCAAATCTGTCCGGCTTCGATCATGTGAATTTTATTCACTGGTCGTTCCTGACAAACCGTGCGCCGCAGATCGAGCGGATCAAGCTGAAAGTGAAGAAGTTCGTTTATTACAAAATTATCATTACAAGCGGTTCGACCTTCGGCGACGTGACTGTGCTCGGCATCGACCAGAAGGTTCGGTATACCGGCAATGTGAAATAGGAGGTCAACATGGAAACAATTCTTGGGCTGATTTTACAGGTGCTGATTCTGGCTTGCCAGATCGCGGTTTGCGTTCTCGGCTATGTTCTCGTTACGCGAGGCACTTCACCGCAGCAGAAGACAAGTGAGCCGGAAGTGGCGGAGACGGCTTTATCTGAGGAAGAACGCCGGATGCAGGAGCAGATGCAGAAAATGATGGCGGGCATGAACAATATTCTCGGCTATGACGGACAGCCGCAGGGTGGCAGGAAATGATAACAGATAAAATGACGCCTGCAAAGGCGTATTCCAGATACGACCGTGGCGTACAGGTCAACACGCAGCTAAATTTGTACGACACGGTACAGAAAAACGAAAACTTCTTTATCGGCAAGCAGTGGGAGGGTGTGGAAAGCAATGGCCTGCCAACGCCGGTTTTTAACTTTCTAAAGCGCGTAGCCCTGTTCCAGATCGCGACGATTTCCAGTGACAATCTGTCCATGCAGGCTTCACCGCTCGGCTCGACCAGTATGTATTCCCTAGGCGACCTTGAAAAAGTTGCTGACGTTATGAACAAGCAGTTCGCAGCCATCTTCGAGCGGAACAAAATTGTCACGCTGACGCGCCAGTTCATGCGGAACGCTGCGGTAGACGGTGACGGCGCGACATATACATACTTCGACCCGGATATCGAAACCGGGCAGGAGGCCAAGGGCGATATCGTCACGGAGATCATCGAGAATACGCGCGTGATCTTCGGCAACCCGAACGACCGGCGCGTGCAGACACAGCCCTACATTATCATCCCGCGCCGTCTCATGGTGGAAGAGGTACGCCGCATTGCCAAGCGCAACGGCGTCAAGAAGGACGATCTTGACCGGATCCGCCCGGACACAGAAGACTATACAAACCAGATGGACACCTTGCAGGACAAGCTTTGCACGCTCATCGTCTATCTCTGGAAGGATGAAGATACCGGAACGATTCATAGCTATCAATGCACGAGGGACGTTGAGGTAGAGCCGGAGAAGGATACGGAACTGAAGCTTTATCCTATTACATGGATGCCGTGGGACTATGTGCAGGACTGCTATCACGGACAGGCGCTTATCGCGGAACTGATCCCGAATCAGATCTTCGTCAATAAGCTGTTCGCAATGTCGATGCTGTCCCTTATGACAACGGCATTCCCGAAAATTGTCTATGACAAGACGCGCATTCCTCGCTGGGACAGCCGTGTTGGCGCGGCTATCGGTATCAACGGCGGCGACGTCAATAACGTTGCGAAGATCCTTGACCCGGCTGCAATCAGCCCGCAGGTATCGCAGTTCATCGACAGCGCGATCAACTATACACAGAACTTTATGGGCGCGTCCGACGCCGCACTTGGCGACACGCGCCCGGACAATACGTCGGCGATTGTGGCCTTGCAGCGCGCCTCGAATGCACCGCTGGAACTGGTAAAGCTGAATATGTATGAATCCATTGAGGATTTAGGGCGCATTTATCTTGACCATATGCGTGTGTACTACGGTACGCGCTATGTTCAGGTGAAAATGCTGACAAAAGACCAGCTGAATTCGCAGCCGCTCGGCATGACACTTCCGGAGCAGGATTTTAACACGCCGTTCGACTTCGAGATTCTGAACAAAATCCCGCTTTCGCTGAAGCTTGACGTCGGCGCGTCGGCGTACTGGTCGGAAATCACAACCGTTCAGACGCTCGACAATCTGCTGATGCAGGGAAAAATTGAACTGGTAGATTATCTGGAACGTATTCCGGAGGGCTATGTTTCCAAGCGGCAGGAACTGATCGACAAGCTGAAAGGCAATCAGGCAATGGCGCAGATGAATCAGGGCGCGACAAATGGGAACCTTGTTCCTGCAACGCCGCAGCCCGGAGAAATCCCGGTCAATGGCGGCAGCGGCTACGGAGAACTTCAAAGAGCGCTCAACGAAACGGGGGTGGCGTAAGTGAGCATTCCGACACTGGATACAGACCTCAGTATTGTGCAGAAGCTGGATGATTACCCAAACGATGTAGGTGGACTTTCCGCAGCGGAGTTGAAAGCCAAATTTGATGCGGGCAGTCTTGCGGTGCAGAACTACATCAATACCGTTCTCATTCCGGCGCTGATTGCCTCGAATCTCGCATTTACGCCGACTACTGCGATAAATGCAAGCACCATTCAGGCGGCAATCGAAAACGTACAGGCGCAGCTTTCGTCCGTCTCGCTGGGTTCTATTCCGAACAATACAGTCGGCATGGAAAAGCTGACGAAGCAGGTACAGGACGCAATCAACGCAGGTGGCAGTGCAGGTGTCGCGATCGTCACTCTGCAAGAAACTGTAGTGAAGCTTTTAGATCAGACGCGTGAGAATTCGAGGGATATCTCTACAATTAAATCTGAAAATCAGTTGCGTGATGTACAGCTGCAGAAGATCGACGAGAAAGCGGAAAAATCAGTTGGTGCCACATTTAATTTGACTGTTGCAGGATGGTCAGATAAGAAGCAGAAGACTGTTCTTACAATCGGAACAGGGCGGAATATCGCGGTCGGCCTTGACACGTCTGCGACGCTGGCACAATGGCAAGAAGCGGCCAAATGTGGGGTAAAGGTCTATGGCGCAGATGAAACAGGGATTACCTTCTCCTGCGATACTGTGCCGACAGTTGATATTCCGTGCGCGTATATCCAAATGTAAGGAGGGCTTGATGTGATTGATTTATTCCCGAAGCAGATTAGCCCGGACGAGACGGCGATCAACAACAAAATCGGAAGAACCACAGCCGTTACAGAAGATGATACGAACTACACGTCGTACATGGCACGCGGGCAGGCGTTGTTTTCGGATGTGCAAACTCCAACTGTCAACGGTCAAATCGCATGGCAGTATGTTTGAGGTGGTGGAATGGCAGGAAGGACATTGATAGACGGCGTTTACAAGACAATCAAGGGCGGCAATGCGCTTGTGGACGGCGTGAATAAGAAGGTAAAATGCGGGAAGGTACTGATTAACGGCATCGCGCATGAAATCGGATTTGATCAAGCCATAACGATCACAGGTAAACCGCACGGCACGTATGCTTATGTAACGTACAGTGGCGGGAAAGCCTCAAGTGTCGGCACAATCAGCGTTCCGGGCGGAGATAGCGTCGTCGTACACGTCAGAGCAGACAACTGGCAATACGGCGGATATGCAACAATAAAGCATAATGGTACTACTGTTGCTATAGGCAGTTCATCCAATCTGACCCCAAGCTATTCCTTTACGCCGACACAAGCTGCAACAATAAGGTTCTACCTGTCGTATGATTTGGCGCCATTCACTGTATATGCTGCAGAAATCACAGGAGGTTAAAGAACATGATTTATTTCAAAACAAATAATCAGGAATATCAGGCGGAAATTTCTAGTCTGGAAATGGATTTCAACTGGGAAAACCGTAAGACCTGCACGATTATTCTGTCTATGTCTTATGCGGAGGCCGCACAGCTTTTTGTTGACGGTCTCGTGTGGGGAGCCGTACAGCGCAGTACAGTGCCCGTTTATGATGCAAGCGGTCAGCCGACCGGTGAGACGCAGGAATCCGTGCGAGAGTGGGATTATTCCGACTACTGCGTTGCAGGCGCGATCACAGACCATCGAGACGGCAGTATTTCTGCAAAGATGGGTAAGAAAACAGAAGCTGAACTGCTCCGTGAGCAGCTTTCGGATGCGGAGCAGGCGGCGAAAATTCTTCTTGGGGAGGCTGAATGATGGCTACATATACCGAAAGAGCGCGGGCGCTGCGTCCGTATATCGTCAAGGCAAGCGCAAGCCTGAGCGATGCTGACGCGCTGAAAGCAAAGGAACTGTACGCGCGCTGGGCACCTGATATGGTGGTCAAGCCCGGGGACAGGCTCGTCTTTGCAGACAACGGAATCGACAAGCTGTACCGCGTCAACAAGGATCAGGGGCACACCACACAGACCGGCTGGGAGCCGAATATATCCCCTGCGCTGTTTACCGTCATTGACGAGACGCACGCAGGCACGCACGATGACCCTATTCCTGCTTCTCGCGGCATGGAATACACCTATGGCCTGTATTACACAGACCCAGAGGACACCAAGCTGTATCTCTGTGAGCGTACCGGCGCTTCTGCTGGCGATAAGGTCACATTGCAGTATCTCCCACACGAACTGGTAGGGCAGTATTTCACGGCGGCATAAGAGGTGCTGAATGAGAATCAACGACAGCAATATTTGGAAAAATCCGACGCTGGATTCACAGGTAGGAAACGGTGGGAGGCTACAACTGCGTCAACCTCGCGGGAATGATATCACCCTTCCATGGCAGCCACCGGGCGGGCAGGCCGTTGTAAAAAGCGTGCAGCAGCCTACGCAGAGCGATCAGCCGTCTGGTAGCTTTACGTCAGGCGGCAACTCCATGCGGGAAACCGATGCAGCATTTGGTGTGACGCCGAACGGCACGGAACAGACGCCCGGTAACGGAAACGGGAGCGCGGCAGGGACAACGCCTGCAAATCCCTCTGCGGGAACGCCTGTCACGCTCCCGGCGCAGGGGCCGGGGAACGCCGGGGACAATCAGTGGCCGTGGGTAAAACCCGGTACAGACGGGAACTTGACGCCGAGTTACCCAAACGATGGTCAGGCTCCGGCATACGGCGGAGCACAGGGAGGTGGAACGCTTGACCCGGGATTCGGCGTAAATCCCGGCAATTCGTCCGGAACGCCTGCAACCGGTGGGGCAACACGCGGGGATATTGATCCTGGATTCACGCCCGGCAGCAGGACAGATGATAGCGGCGGCACGACCGGCGCTGTTGGGGATGCGTCTTCGCCCGGTAGTGGCAAGAGCATTTATGAATGGTACAAGGAGTATCTCGAGAAACTCGGGAACTACAAAACACCGTCTGCGACCAGTCAGGAAGAAATGATTCGCAAGATGTACGAAGCGAGTCTGGCTGCGAACAAGTCCCAGCTGGAAAGCGACTACAACCAGAATCTTTCCGACTTGGACGCTGAAGCTTCCACAATCGGAAGCACCTATTACGAGCAGCAGCGGCAGGCACAGGCCCAGTCTGACCGGAACCGGCAGGCATTTCAGGAGTATGCGAACGCGCGCGGCCTGAACTCCGGAACAGGTGGGCAGGCTGAACTTGCCCAGCAGAACCAGCTTTCGGCGAACATGAACAATCTGCGTCAGTCCGAGGCTGAAAAACGCGCCGAGATCGAGCGGCAACGCGTGCTGCTCGGTCAGCAGTACCAGAGCGCGATCCAGAAAGCGCAGGCCGACAATGACCTGAATCTTGCAAAGGCCCTGTACGAAGAAGCAGTCCGTGTTGACGAGAGCCTTACAAGCGCAGCAAAGGCCGACGCAGACCGCGCGCTTCAGATGTTCAATATCCTCAACAGTTCTGTCAAGGATTCCATCGGAAGCGACTCCAGCGCATATTCTGAATTGATTAGTGCCAGCGGAGGCGACACAGACCAGATCAATAAGCTGTACAACATGGCGAAGCAGATTAAGACCACAAAAGGGTATTATACCAGCAGGGGTTCGTCTGGCGGAAGTTCGTCCAGCAGTGGTACATACAGGCAGGCTACACAGGATGAAATCGAGTGGGCGGAGTACTACATCGATATCATCAACAGGGCGGGCGGAATCGACAATGTTGAGGACTATCTCGCTACGAACTACAAGAACTATGGTATTCCATACCAGAAAGTCAGCAAGACGACATCGAGCATGGCCGAAACGGCAAAAAAATACTCGACGAACAAGTATGTAATCGGCAGCGAAAAAGGCAGGGATATTGCCGGGAAACTCTCGACCGGAAACAGGTATTACGCGCCGGACGGCTCTGTATGGCGCAAATCGTCCAACGGCAAGATTTACGTCACGAAAGACGGCGTAGAAATGGAAGCAGATATCAAGGGATAAGGGCATATGGCTGATTATTATATCAATTCTGATAAAGGCAAGGAACTTGCGAACAGCCTGCGCGCGGGCGACATGGCAGAAGCTTCCGACGGTTCGTTATGGACGCGAAACGAGGACGGCAGCATTACCGTCACGAAGAACGGGCAGACAATGACCGGCAGAGTGGGCGTATCTGCGCCCACTGCAGCGGCCACACCGGACTACACACCGGCGCAGTCTCCGTCCCTTGACACTCCGGTTCTGAACAGTACGAATCAAACTGCGCCGTCGTATTCCTTGCAGCAGGATACAACACGGAACGCAATCACACCAGAACAGACGGAACAGATTCTTGCGTCAGAAAAGGCCAGGCAGGCAACAGAAACGGTAACTGCCGGTTTGACGCAGGGCAACGAGAAATCTACAGTCAGCGACGAGCAGCTGAACGAGGCGATTCAGCAGGCATTGCAGCCGGAATATAGAATCGGTTCAGCGAAAGGCGTTTCTCTATCAGAAAGGCTGCAGAAAGCTGGCGACATGGCGGAAGCTTCCGACGGTTCGTTATGGACGCGAAACGAGGACGGCAGCATTACTGTCACGAAGAACGGCAAGACTTACACGGCCACCATTGACCGCGAAGCTGCAAAGCGCGACGCACAACAGGCGACTCCTGCCAGTGCTGGAACCGGCGCTGCGGGCGGTTCGTACTCCGGCAGTTCTGGTACATATGTTTCCGCTTCCTCTGGCACGAAAAAGAGTACAGCGAAGTCTGCGCCTGCTGCTACCGGCTCCGACGTTGCAACCCTTCGCAAGCAGGCTGCGACCGCGCAGCGGGACATGGCGGATATCGCCCGGCAGATTTCTGCGGGGAAAGCCCGAAAAAAGGACACATCTGCACTCGAAGCGAAGTACGCCGAGGCAAAGTCCCGGTATGACACGGCGACGGCGCAGATCAAAGCCAGCAGCGCCGAACTGACGCTTGTAAAGCAGGCGACGGCCCCAGAGATCAAGGCTGCTGCAGCAAACGGGCAGAACGCGCGGGATTCCTATTCCGTCGAGTATACCGACACGCCGAGCCGCGCGGAGGTCAGACGTTCGTATCAGGAGCGGCAGGAAGCGGCGCAGGAGGAAGCGCGGAAAAACGCATGGCAGAGCCTCCCGACAGTGGCAGATGCAGACCGCTTCTCCATCAACAAGGCGGCGGACGCGCAGACCAGAGATTCCGAACAGCAGCTTTTTGATTCTGTGCGGAAAGAGATTCAGAAAAACGCGTGGCGCAGCCTGCCGACGGTGCAGGATTCTGACCGGTTCAGAATCCCTTCTCAGACAGACAGCCTTATTCAGCAGGCAATCGCGCAAAATCAGAGTCAGACGCAGACCGACAAGAGCCTTGGCGGAAAACTTTTCACTATGCTTGGCGCGGGACTTGGCCAGTTTAACTCTTCCATTGCCAGCTTTGCCGACGCTGCAGCAACAGCAGTCGAGACGGTAGAAAGTTATTTAAACGGCGGTTTCACAAAGGACGGAAAGTTCGTAAAAGGAGATTCGGCTTTCACCAGTTCCCTTTTGCAGCCGATTCACGATTGGGCAAACTACACTCAAAGCACATCCGGCTCGCTGAATGAGCGTTCTGCAGCAAACTGGAGCGATACGAAGGCGGGCAGCATCGCAAACACGATCGGCACCGGTGTAATCGCTGCACTGCCGCAGGCGGCGCTTGCGCTTATGACGCTTGGCACGTCAAGCGCGGGTACGCTGACACAGGCCAGTTCTGGCCTTGCAGGAAGCATTGAGACCGTTATGCAGCGAATATCCAGCGACCCGTCGTATTGGCTTTCGTTCATGCAGGAAACCGGCGGAAATTTTGCAGAAGCAAAGGAGGCCGGGGCGACAGACGAGCAGGCCATTCTGGCGTCCACAATCGCTGGTCTTGCAAACGCCGCAATCGAAGTTGGCGGAGGTCTGGAAAACAACGACTGGATGAACGACGGCACGCTTTCTGCACTCAGTAAGGCGAAAAATCTGATTAAGGGCGCAATCGAAGAGGGCAGCGAAGAACTCATTCAGAACCCGATCAGCCGGGCCATGCAGAAGCTTGTCTATGATGGAGACCGGGAATGGCTATCGTTTGACAACACGGCGCAGGGGCGGGACGCTGTTTTCAATCCGTATCAGTCCGCTGAGGAATTTGCAACCGGCGCAGCTGTCGGCGGTATTCTCGGCGCCGGAAACTTTGCACTGAATCGTGCGCTTGGGTCTCGCGTCCAGAATCAGACGCAAAACACCCAGCTGACGCAGGACGAAATTCTTGACGCGTCCATTCAAGCCGCACTGCGCAGCGAAACGCTCACAGACCCAGCACAGGCCGCGAACCAGAATACCCAGCAAACGACACAGGGCACAGCAGAACGCGGCACAGACGGCGTTGCAACAGGCGGAGAGGCGGCGGAAGCAGTGTCAAAGGCAGATGGCCGCGAAATTGTAAAACAGCTCCAACGGAATATCCCGCAGTTGAGCGGCGAAGAATCTGTCGCGCGACTTACCGGCACAGAGTTCCAGAAGGGCAGCCGGAAGTTGACCGAACAGGTTGGAGATTTCTTCCGGAGCCTCGGAAATGCTGTGTTCAGAAAAGGGCTCGGAAATGTTATTCTCGATGAACGCGGCGTGAAGAGCGACATCGGGCACGGCATCGGCAGAGCAAAGGCTATCACATTTGCTGCCGTTCCAGACGTGATTGAAAGCGGTATCCAGATCGATTTCCAGCAGAATTGGAAGGGGCGCGGATATGATACATATGTATTTGCTGCGCCGGTCGATATTGGAGACAGCCGCACATATGTTGCCGCTGTTGTTCGTAGCGATGCGCAGAATAGACTGTATTTACATGAAGTTGTCGATGGGAACGGGAATCTGATTTACAGAAAAGAAAACGCCCCTACGGCAATCAAGACCGGGGTCACCGCTGAAAGCGGAGTTACCGGGACCGTAGGAGCGTCGGAAGATCTTCCTACTGCAAGAGTAGCACAGTCTTCTGCTTCTGTCAATCAGAACATTTCGCCCAACGACATGGGCGCGATGCGCAGCCAGTTTGAATCCGTGCCGAAGCAGTCCCAGACGCAGAGCAACACCATCGGCAGCATGGAAGCCGACTGGAACGTGCCGGAATCGCAGCGCACGCCTATCATGTACGACGCCATCTCCGAGGCGAAGAGCCTTGATAACGCCAGGCTGCGGCTGGCGCAGGACTACGCCGGGGAAATGGCAGAACTGCGCGGGAAGCATAATTGGAGCGGTGAAGAAGTCGATATGGGCATGACGATCCTCGACAACTACCGCAGAGCAGCGGAACAGACCGGCGACTGGACGGAGTATTCCAACTGGCGCAAGGAGGTCTCTGCGCACGGCACGGCAGCTGGCCAGGCATTGCAAGCTTACGCCAAATATTCCCGGCAGACGGGCGGCGGCATCGTCGCAGACGCTTCGGCGGCACTGGAGCGGGCGGCGAAGAAAACCAACAAGGCAGAAATTATGAACCGTGTCAATACGCTTGCACAGCAGTACGACGCGGCAGTCGGAACCGGGCAGGAGAATGCGAAGGTCAATGTCAACGACTTGATTGACATTATCAAGAGCGCAAGCACTGTACGGCAGACTGGCACGCTCATCGGCAACAAGACCCCCGCAATCGTGAACTGGGCCATGAATCGAATTGCAAACTATGCGCGTTCGGAAGCACAGACAGGCGGCGGGGAAAATCTCGAATTCCTCAGAACGTTTGCTGCTGACAGCATCTATAACATCGCGGCAGACACAAGCACTGTTTCCACTGGCGAAAAGGTCAAAACTGTGCGGCGCATGGGTATGTTGTCCAAGGTTTCTACCGTCATGCGAAATCTTGTCTCCAACAACGTTTTCGACCCGGTTGACAGCGTGGCCCGGAACATTTCTGTTCCTCTGGATATGTTGGTATCCACGATCACCGGCACGCGAAGCGTTGCGGGCGATGCGTCGTGGTTCTCGGCAGCGAAGCGCAAAGGTTCTATGGACGGGCTTGCGCGGGCCTGCATGGAAGTCGGCCTTGATGTTAATACCTCCGGCGGCGCGGGCAAGTATGAGAATACCGCAAACCGTACCTTTAAAATGTCCGGCGGCGTGTTCTCCAAGCTTATGTCTGTGTGGGAGGCTTACGAGGGCTACACCCTGAACGCGACTGACGAATTTCAGAAGGGCGGCATTGAGTCCAGCATTCAAAAGGGCATTGACCGGCTCTACGAAAAGAGCAAAATTGCGGACGATTCCTTGCGCGACGCGGGCAAACAGGAAGCACTTTATAGAACGTTTCAGGATAAAACCGTTCTGTCTGACGCTGCAATCGGCATTCGGAATGCACTCAACAAGGCACATGTCGGTGATGTTGGCGCAGGTGATATCGTGCTTCCGTTCGCGCAAGTTCCGTCGAACCTCGGCGCGCGGGCTATTGAGTATTCCCCTGCTGGTTTGCTGGTTTCCACTGCTGATTTCATCAATATGCTTGATTCCGCGAAGAAGGGCAATCTGACGGCGGCACAGCAGGCAAAGGCGGTGCAGGGCGTAGGTCGTGCGCTGACCGGCTCCGGCATGATCGCAATCGCGGCAGCAGGAGCACTGCGCGGCTGGCTGAAAGTGACCGGCGACGATGAAGACAAGGACAAGGACGCGCTCGGCAAGACGCACGGTCTTGACGGGACGCAGCTGAATATCAGCGCGGCTCTTCGTGACCTTCGCGGCGAAAGCGCGGAGTGGCAGAACGGTGATACGCTCCTGTCTATCGGCTTCCTTGACCCGCTGAACGCACAGCTGACGACCGGCGCACTTATCGCAGACGATATCCGCAGCGAAGCGGGCGTCACGGCGGGCCGCGTGCTCGGAAATTCTCTTTCAGGTGCGCTGCAGTCCGTCCTTGACACGCCGGTCATGTCCACGATGCAGGATGTTGTCAACAATTATCAGTACAGTGACGCAAGCACGCCCGGCGGCAAAATGCTGGATGCCGCGCAGAAGTACGCCGCAAACCAGCTTTCCAGCATCATTCCGAACGCGCTGCGCGGCATTGCGCAGGGCCTCGACAATACGGAGCGGAACGCGTATTCCTCGGATAACGTCTGGCAGCAGGCGATTGACAATGCAAAAGCGTCTATTCCCGGCCTGCGTGAAACGCTCCCGGCGAAAACAGACGTGTGGGGCAACCCGGTCAAGAACGAGGGCGGCGTGCAGAACTTCCTGAACCGGAATGTGAACCCCGGCAATATCACGACGTACAAGACCGACGAGGTTTCCTCGGAGATCGAGAAGATTAGCAACGAGACGGGCAATTCCCTGTACCCCGACCGCACGGCTCCGCGCTCTATAAAGGTCAACGGCGAGGCCGTCAGTCTGACATTTGAGCAGCGCAGTATGTACCAGAAAGCCTACGGCGACGCGTACTCCGCCGCCGTGACTGCGCTTATGAATGACAAGAATTACAAGGCCATGCCGGACAGCATGAAAGCCGAAATTCTCAAGCAGGCAAAGGACACCGCAGCAGAGAGTGCAAAGGACAGTCTTGGAATTGGGTACGAAATGAAAGCTTCCGCGCAGGCGATTTTAGAGAAATCCGGTGCGGAGCGGAACAATGCCATAATTTCTGCCGCCGTCAAGGCACAGCATTATCTTTCGGACGATACGAAGAAGCAACTTTCCGGCGTTGAAAATCAGTACAAAGGCGCGGACTATATCGGCCTGTCCAGCGAACTTGTAGATTCGGCGACCGAAAAAGCAAACGCGTATTTTGAGGCGCTGGAAGCGGCCAAGTACGGTGGCAAGCTGACCGATACGCAGAAAGATTTATCTGGGAAGAGCAGCAAGGAACTTGCACAGTATTTCATGGAAAAGGCAATCGAATCCCGCTATTCCGACACCAACAAAAACGGCACGAAAGCGGACGAATATCTTGAAGCTTACAAAAACGGGGAGATCAACGACGCGGTTGCGCTTGCCGTTTTGAGCGACAAGGAAATCAAAGCTTATGACCGGTACGGCAGAGCTGCAAAGGTCACACCCACGATGGCTTTGCAGGCCGCGAATGCGCACGCCGGGATAAAGGAAATCAAGGACGAAGACGGCAAGGTCGTGAAAAGCGCAGAATCTCAGTTTGACGAGTGGCTTGACAAGCAGACGTGGACGGAAGACCAGAAATCCGCAATCCGCATGGGCTTTTATACGGACAGCACAAAGACTTATACATATCTTTCCGACCAGCTGAGGAAAGGGAGCATCAGCGCGTCTTCTGCAAAAAGCGAACTCACACCATCGTATCAGGCTGGATGGTCGCATAATGTCAAGGACACCGGCACAGAGATGGCGGATTATATTGACGCGATTGTGGAGTACGAAGAACGCCCGAGCGAAGACGAGCGAAAAGCCGCTGGCTATAAAAACGTGTGGACGTGGTTCTGCGATTATCTCAACTCCACTGATCTGACGCGGGAGCAGAAGTACGCTATTGCAATCAGTATGAGTGATTATTCCGACAAAACAAAGAAGAAAATCTGGGATCGACTCAGATAGGGGGGTATCCATGGTACAGAAAATCAAAAACGTCCTGTATATCACGATGCGCGGCGTCGATCTGACGCAGTGCACGGGCCTCAGCTTCAAAATTGTGCAGGGCGACAGTTTCTCCAAATCCTATACGCCGACCGTCGCCGATTCCACGCATTTCACGGTTGAGATTCCGAAAGCCGACGCGGACAGCTTGACTGTCCGCCCGGCCCGCTGCCAAATGACGTTCACGGACGAGAACGGCAACTCCCGCGCAACGGAAATTGCCGTCGTTGGCGTGGAAGAACTTCTGTAGGAGGTAGCATGTCTGACGCAGTATTTGAACAGCGGCTGAACATGGCCGTAGAATCCGGCACGATGGCAATGCAGGTAATTAATGCGCTGAAAGGTGATAAAGGCGACACTGGACCCCAAGGCCCGAAGGGCGATACCGGCCCGGCAGGTCCAACCGGCCCCGCTGGCCCTGCTGGTGCGCAGGGAGAGAAGGGCGAAAAAGGTGACACTGGCGCGCAGGGAAGCAAGGGAGACAGGGGCGAAACCGGGCCTACTGGAGCGACGGGAGCAACTGGGCCTGCTGGCGCGGATGGCGCTGACGGTGTGACTCCACATATCGGCAGCAATAAACACTGGTTTATTGGGGATACCGATACCGGCGTACTGGCTGAGGGAACGGACGGCAGAGACGGTGCGCCCGGAGCGCCGGGTGCGGCTGGTTCTCCGGGAAAAGACGGTGTGACGCCGAATATCCAGATTGGAACAGTCACGACCCTCCCGGCGGGGAGTCAGGCAACAGCAAGCATTACTGGCGATGTGGAAAGCCCGAAACTGAACCTTGGAATTCCAAAGGGTGCAGACGGAACCGGAAGCGGTGAAGTATCCGGGGATTATCTGGCTGCCTCGAATCCAAGCGGCATAGGTAGCATTGCCATGAACCCGAAAGCAAATACCGCAGTCGGCACGAATGCGGTTGCGATGGGGCAGGAAACAGCTGCGACGCAGACAGGCTCTGTTGCTCTGGGCTATAAATCGGAAGCAACGGCCACGGGGGCCGTTGCGCTCGGTCGTGAGGCAAAGGCAACGGGCGACTATGCAATCGCAGCCGGTCATGCTGCCGTCGCCTCCGGCGGCGCGTCGATGGCTGAGGGTTGGGTATCGCAGGCAAAGGGATACCATTCTCATGCAGAAGGCACATGGACGATTGCGCACAGTAAGGCACAGCATACCGAAGGTATGTATAACGTCGAGGATACCAGCGGAAATGCTTCCAACAAGGGCGAATATCTGCATATTGCGGGCAACGGCGAGAGCAATTCTGCACGCTCGAATGCGCATACGCTGGACTGGAACGGCAACGCGTGGTTTGCTGGTGATGTCTATACGGGGTCTTCCGGCGGCACGAACAAGGATGCTGGAAGTAAGAAACTCGCGACGGAAGAGTATGTTGATAACCACGCTGCTACACCGGGTGAAAATGGAACAACGTTCACACCAGCAGTATCCGAAGACGGAACGCTTTCGTGGACAAATGACGGAGGGAAAACAAACCCTGCAAGCGTCAACATCAAAGGCCCCGCAGGCGCGCCCGGGAAAGACGGTTCCGCCGGTGCGCCCGGTGCGGATGGCACACCGGGGCAGGACGGCACGACTTTTACGCCCTCCGTATCTGCAGACGGCATTCTCAGTTGGACGAACGACGGCGGGAAGGAAAATCCGGCCAGTGTGAATATCAAGGGGCCTGCGGGGGAAGCGGGAACAGGTTCGGAGCCGTTCTATGTCGGCTGCGGTATTCATGCCGAGGATACTTATGATCAAAGCATCACGCACACCAAGACGTATGACGAAATCCTTGCAGCTTATAAGGCCGGGAAAGCGTGTTACGCGAGAGTAAAACTCTTTGGGGCGTACAATACAGAACTCGTGCTTCTTCCACTTGCAGATTTGGATGAAGCGTTTGGGTATGTCGATTTTGCGCTGACAAAGATGACGCAGGGCGATACGTCGGAAGAACTGATGATTTATTACGTCCATATTGACTCGGACGGAGGCGCAGAAGGGTACTGGGGCACACGGTATACACTGGACAGTATATTACAGGCTTTCTCTGGCGCTTCCGCCTCTGCCGCTGGCAAGGCGGGCTTAGTCCCCACTCCTACTGCGGGGCAGCAGGGGAAATACCTGAAAGGTGACGGCACATGGTCGGATCTACCGAGTGCTGGAACTGGCTCCAGAGGCATTACATATCTGGTTGACCGTGTTGACCGGACTGATACTGACAAGGCCGTTACGCCGCGTGCACTGAACACGGTATACAAGATGTTCAACCGGTCTACAGCAGTAAATGAGGCTGACACGAATTACACGACACTCACGGTGCGTGGCGAAAGTCTAAATGCAAGCGCAGTTACACCGGAAGTAAACGGAGCAATCGCGTGGCAGTACCAATAAAGGAGAAGCGTATGTACATCAACTGGGAAACTATCATCACTGTCGGGAAGATCATCGGCGCGATCGGCGTTATCGTCAGTTCCGTCGTTGCGCTGTACAAAACCGTCGAGAGCATCAAGCTGCAAAAGAACGATATTTGCAGCATCAAGGAAGAGCAGACGCTTCTTTGTTACGGCATTCTGGCCTGCCTGAAAGGGCTGAAAGAGCAGGGCTGCAACGGCCCTGTCACGCACGCCCTTGACAAACTGGAAAAGCACCTGAACGAAGAGGCGCACGACCAACACAATAACGCCCACCGGGCGTAAATTTGAAAGGAGAACATACATATGAACGCAAAATGGTGGAAAGCCGCGGGTATCCGCGCAATCAAGACCGTTGCACAGACGGCGGTAGCAACCATCGGAACGAGTGTCGCGCTGGCAGAGGTCAACTGGCTTCTCGTTGCGTCCGCATCGGCGCTGGCCGGTATTCTGTCCCTGCTGACGTCTGTTGCGGGCCTGCCGGAGGTCAAGGAGGAATGAGCGTCAGAATTGGGCAAGCGAGCCTCGGAGAATCCGGGGTTCATGACCAGCAGGCCGGGAACCAGAACGGAAGAGAACTGAATTTCTCAACCTGGTATAACGGCAACTGGCTCTTTGCGCTTCGCTATAAAGACCGCGTAAAAGCGGAGCGCGCCGCGCAGGCCTGTGAAGCCGCTGTGCGGAATCAGAATATCGGCTACGACCAAGACCAGCGGAACACACTCCGGTCGCAGGCGAAAGCCCTAAATTGGGATATCGCCTCGATTTCGGAGCCGTGTGAGACTGATTGCAGCGCGCTCATGTGCGTCTGCGCAGAGGCAGCAGGCGTCAATCTTGCACCGCAGTATTACGGCGGGAACGCCTGCACTACTTACAACATGGGAACTGCGTTCCCGGCAACCGGCGATTTTGTCAAGCTGTCGGGCAACAAGTACACCAAGAGCGACGGCTATCTGCTGCGCGGTGATGTGCTTGTTTCCGGCGGGCATACCGTCATGGTCTTGGAGGACGGCCCGAACGCGAAGGGAGAACGTGAAATGCGGTACGAAAAACTGAGAGATGTCAACAATACGCTTTACCGGCAGACGCTGGGCAAACTCATAACAAGGGGTTTCCTGACCGGTAAATCCGGCGAGGGTGAAGACATGATCCTTGACCTTGCTGAAGATAACGTTCGCATGCTGGTCATTCTCGACCGCGCAGGCGTATTCGGAGATTAAGTCTTGCAGCGCGGCTTGCCAATGAGGCCGCGCAGCGAGTGGGAGCACTTGATTTCTGAATGGATTCTGAACGCCCAATACCGCGAGATCATGCGCCGGAACATCTGTGACGGCGAGACGGCAGAGCAGTTGGCCGAACGATACGGCTTTTCTGTTAACGGCATGAAGGGCATTATCAAACGTTGTACAGCAATCCTGTTAGAGGCAGGCGCGGAGTAGTCCGCGCTTGCCTCTTTTTTGCGCTTTATATAGGCCTACTCTTGGTTTTTTGTGAGTGCGTTATCCATCAGAATGATAGTAGAAACCGGCCGGTTTACTACATCTTCGGAGGGATACTTATGGAATACGCAAGCAATGGCAAGGGCAACCTCGGCGTAACGCTTGGCGCAATCGGCACGGGCCTCGGTGTTCTGAACGGTGGCCTCGGCGGCATCCTCGGTGGATTCGGCGCGAATCCTGCTGTGGCAGCTGCTATGGCCGCAAGCGACAGCGATAATCACTACGTCAGCCGGTATGAGGCCGGTCAGTCCGCGAGAATCGCGGAACTGGAAACGGAAGTGAAACTGCGCGACGCAAACACCTACACCGACAAGAAAATGCTCGAACTGTACCAGTACACGGACGGCAGAATGCGGTCGATTGAGGAACAGCTTTGCCAGCAGCGCGTAATCAACGCGCAGACCACGGCGAACCTGTCCTGCATGCAGAACGAGATCGCAACTCTGTCCGGCATGACCAAGACAGTGATTCCCATTGCCAACATCTGCCCGGAACCGATGCAGCGTTATAACAGCTGGACGGCTCCGACCAGCACCGCAAGCGACGGCTAAAGCAAACGGGGCGGCTTATGCCGCCCCATCTTAAAACGGAGGTATCTGTATGACAGTAACGATAGATCAGGCCATGCGCGGCGCGGTACGGTTTGCTGACGCCGAGATCATCCCGCATTTGCCGAGCGGCAAGGGCATCGGCGCAGGCGTCGCGCTTGCGCTCATTATGGACGGGGGCCGGGACTATATTCTTGGCCTGCGCGAGAATCCAGCAGTCAAACTCATGCGCGTCATGGACGAGCAGGGAAATATCGACCTCGACAGGCTCTACAGTGCAGCAAGGCCGAAGTTTGAAAACAAACTGTCCGTGTCTGTTCCGTTCATCGGTGATTTGAAGTTCGACCAGAACGACGTGGACAAACTCTATAAATACATTCAGGAGGCGTGATATGGGAAAAGAACATTACATTGAACGGCTCAAAGAGCAGTTGCATGAGACCATGGAACGACCAGTGACGCTGGGCCACGCGGAGGAAGTTACAGTGTATGCAGATGCTATCTGCGCGCTGCATAAGCTGAGTGACGACCATTTTCGTGAGTCCACGAAAATGATGGAATTTACCGAGAACGACGCAAAAGCGTGGACGGCCCGCATGGAGAACACGGACGAAACGACCGGCCCGCATTGGCCCATGGCGCAAACAACTGCAATCATGGTGTCCAGAGGTTATCACTACGACCCGGCTGTCTGGTACGCTGCGATGAACATGATCTACAGTGATTATCATAAGACGGCAAAGAAGCACGGCATCGACACGCAGGACTACTACACGGATATGACTGTGGCTTTCCTCGACGACAAGGACGCAAAAGGCCCGGAAGAGAAAACTAGCGCGTATTACCACTATGTAGCGTCTTGAAGTGTGCCATATAATGTAGCATATAAGGCGGCTCTCTGTGACATCTCCCGGCACTACACACGATTATTCCAAAATGGCGAACCCGCCTGAAAATCGAATAAGTGCAAAGAAAAATACCGTATTTGACTCGAACTTTGAGACAAATACGGTATTTCTGGCGCGGAAGGAGAGATTTGAACTCTCGCGCGCTTTTTAGACGCCTACTCCCTTAGCAGGGGAAGCGAACCCATTGAAAACTCTTGGTGAAATCGCATTTGTAGCATATTTTGTAGCATATAAGCGTCAACCCGTCGCGTTCTTTGGAAGCTGATTGACGGCATTTACCATACCTTTCGTGTCTGTGTGCACATACCGCTGTGTTGTTGTGATCTTTGCGTGCCGCATGATTTCTTTGATCGTAAACGGGTCTATATTTTTTTCGGCAAGCACTGTCGCCGTTGTATGCCTGCACGCATACGGCGGCAATTTTCTTACCTTGGCGAGTTCGAGTCCGGCATAATATTTTTTGTAGAAGTTATCCTTGTTCACGCAGCAGAAATTCCCGACCCTTGAAGTGCTTTCCCCGCAGAGTTGCTGAAGGACAGGTGCGATTACCGCCGGGAATACCATAGGTGTTTCCTTCCGCTTTTTTGTTTTGATACCGCCGCGTGTGATTTCGTTTTTCTCAAAGTCGATCATATCTGTCTTGAGCCGCAGCAGTTCTCCAGGCATCATGCCGGTGTATATCATCGTCAGGATATATCCTACAAAGTGGTCGTTCGGATAAGCTTCCCACAGTTTTCTGATTTCTTCCTCGGTAAACGGGTCTGGTGACTGCTCTTCCAACTCCGGAAGCTTTATGTATTTTGATAGGTTTACAGTTGTCTGCTTTTCAGCAATCGCAAGGTTGTAGCAGTGAGACAGGAGCGTTTTCATATCTTTCCGCGTATAATAGGTACTGGCGTTTCGATCGATAACGTCCTGAATCTGCATGATCGTCAGGGAATCAATCTCGCAATCGGCAATCTCTTCCATGCGTTTGAATGCCTTATCCGCTGCACCCTGCCGGTCGTTGGAGAGGGACAGATAATCGCCGCGTAGATAGGTTTTGTAGTATTCCCGCAGCGTTGGACTCCGCTTTTCAGTAGCTGGGGGATTCGAGGCGTATTGAAGGGCCGCACGCTTCGACGGAAAGCCGCCCTTCGTTCTCATCTTCTGGTGTACCTTGTCGTTTTCGTCAAGGTATATTTTTTCTGTCCAGCGGGCTGTCCAGGTCTTTCCACGCTGGTATGCGCTCCCCTGCCCGTTGCCTCTGGACTTTACACCGGCGCGCTTTTCTTGCTTCTTCCCGCACCAACAGCAAAAAGGAGACCCGGCCGGAATCTCCTTTTTGCACTTTACACATTGCGTCATGTGTGTTCCTCCACGTTTTCACGGCGAATGATATGCAAGATCGCAATCCCGCCAAAAAATACTGCTGCCGCAATCAGCGCGATAAATGCCCATGCAAGAACAGACAGTGTACCGCCCTGAATCAGGCCGGCATTCTTGATCTGCGCGTCTATAATAAGGTAGGCCACCAGAGAGATTGCCAGCAAGGCCGAGATAAACAGCAATATGTAGCAGATTGTATGCGTGGACTTGATCTGCGCCCGCTGCGTTTCGTTCGCTGCGACAAGCTTTGCATTTTCTATTTCGAGATTGTGGTTACGCTTTTGCAGATCGCTGGGGCTGTTTGCGGGTTGTTCTAGCCCGAACAGTTCATCCAGTGACAGGCCGAGTGTTTTGCAGAGTGCAGCAGAATTGTAAAGCCTGGGGTCCGACTGGACACCGGAATACAAGCGGCTGACTGCAGAATAGGTTACTCCGGATTTTTCTGTCAGTTCTTCAATCGTTAGACCGCTTTCGTCTTTTGCCTTTCGGATTCGACTTTGGTATGCGTCGATGAACGGCGCAAGTTCCTGAATTGCGGACATTTTTACGCCTCCATAGTAGATTTCTTAGAATTTGCGTGCAACTCTTAAAATTTGCGTGTGGAAAACGCAAAATCTGAGGGCAAAACGCAGATTCTTATCTTTACTTTAACGTGCGCTCTCTGCTACGCTGGAGACGTAGCAGATGATTGATTTACGCGGTATCTGCTATAGGAACTGCCGTCACTGGCACTGGCGGCAGTTCCGTCCAAAATTGTACTCTAGCGGTGCTCCCACTCGCTGCGAGGGAAACCCCGCCGCTTTTCCAGCGGGCGGCGGGGCGGATTTACGGATTACAGTTTTTGCACGGGACATACCCCATCGCGACTACGCTGTCACGAGTGCCGGTATAATACCACTTGTTTTTCTCGGACATTTTCTTTACGCTCTTGCACCATGTGTAATGGAATTTGCCGGTGTTGGTATTGATGATGTAATCGCATGATATAGCGGGCGGCGTCGTTGTATTTGTTGTCGATCCCGATGAAGAACCAGAACTTGAAGAGGACGTGCCACTTGACGGTGTAGGCGTGACCGTAAATTCAACCCGCAGACTTTGGTCAATGATTCTCGCGATGATCGTTGCGGCTTCCGCTCTGGATATCGCAGAATAAGGATGGAAGTAGCCGGTAGTCCCATTCAGAACCCCTGCGTTGAACAGGCGGTAAATTGAATCAGAGTATTCGGATACGTCTGATATGCTCCCAACAGAAATGTTATTGATTGCGGTATAAGCGTCTGCCGGAATTGCTTCCGCTAAAAGCCATGAAAAGGTTTCTCGGGTTGCGGCTGACCTCCAGAATGAATCGTTTTCGTTTGCAAAGGAACATCCGGAATAATCGTGCCAATAATCAACGTAGGTCTGCCACCACGGCGACGCCTGCGAAAATGTTCCGCTTCCGCCGTTGTAGATATCACGCAGCCGACAAGCAAGGGCGACAGCTTCTGCCATACTGACATCGCCCAACGGAGAGAAAGCATCGGTATCTTTCCCCTTCATCATGCCGTATTCGCAGACAGTTTGCACTGTTTCTGCATACCACGCAGAGGACTGCACATCAGAGAACCCTGTATACTCCACCTGCTTCTTGAAATTCGACAGGCCGGGGCTTGCCGCTTGCATCGGAATTACAAGCGACAGCAAGAGAACAACTGTTAGAAATAAGCTTACAATCTGTTTTCGTTTCATTGTACTACTTCTCCTGTCCTATAAATTGTACTTATTCAAAATTTCTGTGTAGAAAATTGAATACAGAATTTGTGGAAAACTGCCCATTGAAAATAACAAACATTCGTTCTAAAATATATAACATAAAACGGAAAAGAAAGGAGTCAATCGCATGACACGGGAGGAAGCGCGGAAGTACATAGCAAAACTGACTTATGAGGAAAAGAAGAAACTCAACGATTTGCTAAAAGTCCTTGCACAAAAGCGTCAACCTTCTGCCGCTCCTCAGGCGTCAAAGAAGTAAGCTTCGACACAAGTTCATCATCTAAAGCCTTCTCGTCTGCATGGGCGAGGGGGCTTTTTTCGTCGTACTCGGCAAATGCGGCCTTTATCATATCTATTTTTTCACGCTGAGGTTTTTTCCCGTCCAACCAACCGGCGATAGTCGTCTGATGTACTCCGGCGCGCTTGGCTAGTTCGTAGTTCGTGAAGCCTCGTTTGACCATTTCTTCTTTCAGCCATTGTGCGAATTCCATAAAATTCACCTCTAAGAATCGTCTAAAATATACTCCAAAAATAGTCTGAAAAACATTGACAATGCTCTAATAATAGTCTATAATAAAAAGCGTAAAGGGCAAACAAAACCCAAACCGCCGTGGGAAAACACGCCGGAAGGGTAGATATGTGGTATTTATATCTGCAAAATTAGACTATCACGATTGCTCTAATTTGTCAATAAGTCGGAGGTGAGAACTTGAACTTTTCGGAGATTCTTGTGCGGCTGCAGGCAGAACGTCAAGAATCAAATTACAGGCTTGCGAAATTGCTTGGTGTCCATCAAAGCACAATCAAGAATTGGAAAAGCGGCGCAAAGCCGCAGCCAAAAAACATGGAACTACTTTCTGAGCACTACGGTATATCGGTGGAAGAATTGATGGGAGGGAGGAAGTAATATGCCAACGGTAACGCTCAAGGATGTGCAGAAGATGGAAAGCCCGACAATCACTCCAACGGTTGCGGCGCAGCTACTTAATTGTAGCCCGCAATGGCTTCGGCTGATGGCCCGGGAGCGGCCTGAAAAGCTTGGCTTCCCGGTCTGCTGCCCAACCCCGCACAGAGTAAAAATTCCGAGAGAACCGTTTTTGCGGTTCCTCGGAGCGTAGGAGGAGTTAAAAATGAGAAACAATCTTGCAGTCGTTGAAACGACTGAGGAACGCCGGGAACGGCTGCGGGAGGAATTGGAGGCCCGCAAGGCAACGCTTCGGCTCGTCAAGGGCCTGTGCCTTTGGGTGAGCGGCGCAGCGATGATTCTGACCGCAATGGCCGGAATTGCAGATATGACGTATGAATGCGTCGTGACCGGCCTTGTCGCACTCGTCGCGCTTCTGTACGGGCTGACAGCATGACGGGCGCAGACCTTTTAAAGACTCCTTGCGAAATCTGCAAGGAGCGCGGGCTATGGCCAGACTATTGCGCCCCGGATAATACATACAGCTGCGGATTTTACTTTGAAATCCTGTTTGAGCAGTGGGACGCGACCTGCAAGCTTATCCGAGAGCGCACGGGCAAAAAGAAATGACCCCTGCCGCGCTGCAACGCGGCAAGGGCCGAAAGGAAATGATGTCGCCCTCATTATAGGGCCGAAAGGAAACTATGTCAAGTGTACCAGACATTAGAAGAAAATGCGGAACCTCGGCCTGCGTCAAGGCCGTCCGGGTGGAATTCCCGAAATTTGACCGGTATCTGCTTTCCAAGTGTGAGCACCCAGAGGACTACGGCGTGAAGCTGCTGCCGGAGGCCGAGGCGCTTATCAAGGCGCTGGAAGCCGCAGGAGCGCCGAAGCCGGAGAAACGAAAGAAATCCTGCCGGTTCTACTTCCGGCTGACGAAAAGCGGCGCGATGGCGTTGCAACGGCTGTGTGAGATGAAGGGCTGCGCAACCGTGCAGAGCCTGTGTGAACGCCTGTTCAGAGAGGAGGCCGAGCGCAATGGCATACAATGGTGAGAATTTGTATCTCGGCATTGACGAGCCGGAACCGGTGATTGTCGGGCAGTGCGCATACTGCCGGGAAGATAACTACGAAGGAACCG